GGATGCCCGCGACCCAGGCCGTGCCGTTCCAATACGTGTCGGAGCCGTTGCCCATCTCGACGTGCTGCCCGACCGTCCACGCGGTCGCCGGGCTCGCGACAATCCCGGTCATGGCGGCGAGGTTCGCGGGCGGCGTCGCGCCTGCTGGCGTGAAGCTGCCGGGAATGCCCGCCGTGGCACCGGTCGCCACGACTTGACCGGGCACGACCCACGGCGCCGCCGCTGCCCACGTGCCGCTGACCTTGGGCGCCGCCATCGAGCAATCAATCGCGGCGTTCAGGTACGCGAGCCCTTCCCACTTGAAGCCCGCCTCTTGGTTGTTCGGCATGAGGCTCAACGTCCCCGGCGACCCGGCCGATGCCGCTTTCCAGAGCGCCAGCTCGCTGGAATTCCAGAACCCGCCGACGGTGCCCTTCATGTCCTTGAGCCCCGGCACGTACACCTTGGACGAGTCGCCGTAGCAACTGACGTCCTCCATTTCGGTCGTCTCGTCGAGCGTCCACGCGTTCAGCGAAATAATCTCGACGGGCGCCGAGCCGCCTGCTTGGTCCCAGCTCACCTTGCCGTACCGGCCGGTCTTGATAGACATGTGCGTGTTCCTTCCTTCAGGCGTTCGGGAGTGATACCCGCACGCGGTAGTTACCGCCGCCGTGCCGCCACGTCGTCGCGGGGTCGTTCGGAATCGGTTCCTCGTACCGCACGCGGGGCTCGTCGTGGTCGCGGTGCATGTCGCCGAACACGTACCCGTTGACGGTCAAGGCTTGGTCCTGCAGCAGCAGATCGATCCGGTACGCGGCGGCTTTGAGTTCCGCCGTCGTCGTCAGCGTCGAGAGCCCGACGGCTTTCACGAGATACAAGTTGTCCTCGATGGCGCGCGTCCCGAACACGCTGTCGTCGGTCGGGTCGATGAGACTCACCACGACGAATTGCTTCGCGCCCGGCGGCGCGACGCCGTACCACACGCCGTCGGGCATGAGCCCCGCCAGCTCGGCATCAGCCTGCAATTTGCCGATGAGCGCCGTTTCGATGTCCCACGAGTTCGGGAGCGTCATGAATCGAACCCGCCGCGCGCCTTGCAGTTAAACGACGGCAAGAGCGCCGTCAACTCGTCGCCCATGCGCCGCCGCTGCTGGTTGCGCGTCGGCACGAACACAGGACGCGCGCCCATGTACCGCGTGCCGAACTCGACGAAGTGCGCATAGGGCGCCGTGTTCGTGACCTGCCACGAGACGTGCGTCGCGGTCCGCTTCTGCGTGTTCTCGTGCACGACGACGCTGTCGCGCAGCCGCCCGGTCGCGCCCAGCGGATACCGCGCGCGCATCAGGTCGGCGGCGTCCTCGGCGCTCACGCTCACAATGGGCCGCGCCGCGTTCGTCATGTCCTTTGCCATCGTCGCGAGGTCGCGCCGCAGCTCCGCGAGTCGGTGCCACCGGAGGCTCACGCGCGCCATTACTCGACGACCTCTCCGCAGACCAGATCGGTTTCCTCGTGGCGCTCGTCGCGGTCGACGACCGAGAGCACGTTGAACACGCGCCCGTCGAACGTCAGGCGCGTCTCGGTCGTGATGCCCGCGTGGTAATTGCCCTTGACGACGTGCGTCGCCTGCGACAGCACCGTGCCCGCGCTCAGCCGCTCCAGATCCGCCGCCGTCGCGCGCGTAATCGCGCAGTCCCAGTCGGGCGGGTCGAGCGGTTCCCAGCCCTCGGTATAGCCGCCGTCGGGGTCGGGTACCGGGGTGCCCGGTGCCTCCACCGCGACGCGATGCCGGTACCCGCCGACGCCGCCCATGTCAGGCCAGCGCCGGGTCGCGCGAGCGCGCGAGAATCCGGTCGATGGATTCCCACACCGCGGCGTCCGGTGTCCCGCCCGACTCGGTCGGGCTCATGTCGTCGCCCCGGTGCTTCCACATGTGGGTCAGCAGAAACAGCACCGCCGCGCGCACGTGCAGCGGCAGCGTGGCTTCGGTCCACGTCGGGTCGGCCCCGCGCTTCAGGAAATCAAGGATCGCGTTCTGCGCCGCGAGCACGAAGCGGCCGATTTCGGCGTCGTGCGTCGTGTCGCGGACCTTGACGTGTTCCTTGGCGTCAGGCAGCGACACGAGCGGCTCGGCAATCTCGACGCGGTAGTACGTCAGCGGGCCGAGCGGGTCGGGCGTCGCGGGGCTCATGGCGTCACCACCAGCGGCGCGGGCTTCGGCCGACGCTCGGCTTTGAACGCGAGTTGCCAGCCGACGAAATCCTTCGACGGCTCGCCGGGCGTCTCGGCCTTGCACACCCACAGCGAGCGTTGATGCATGACGGCGTCGCCGGGCGTGTGCGTCGTGCCCGCGCGCCACACGCCGCAGAACTTCATCGTCGGCCGGGCGTCGAGCCGCCCCGTCGCGGCTTCGAGCGCCTCGACTCGCGCGCGCATGGCGTGCAGGTCGGTCGTCAGCGTGGCAATCGTGCCGAGCAGCGGCGCCGTCTCGGCGAACTTCATCTGCAGCCCGGCGCCGACGGTGTCGGACGCTTTTGCCACGAACGCGCGCACGACCGGCGCGATGCCGCGAATGACGGCAGAGAGTTCCTGCTCGGTCATGCCGCCAGCTCCTTTGCGAGCCATGCCGCCGCCTTCGTCTCGATGTCGCCGTCGGTCAGGGCGGGCATGGTCGGGGCGACCGGCGCGGGCGCGGGCTTGGCGAACGGGTCGTCGGCGTCACGCTTCGACAGCGCGCGCAACGAGAACATCTGTTGTTGCAGGTACGGCGTGTCGCCGCCCTCGACGGTGCCGACGCCGAAGTACTTCGCGCGCGCTTCGTCCGGCGACAGGGCGCCCGCCGTGATGGTGTCGTGCGCGGCTTTGGTGCGCGTCGGCGTGTCGAACCAAATCAGGTCGTCGATGTCGAACTCGGTGCCGTACTGAATGCCCCCGACCTTCATCAGCAGCCCGAGCCCCTCATCGAGCGAGACTTCAAAATTCGTCATCAGCGATTGGAGGCACTGCGAGTAGTACTGCTGGAGCAGCGGCTCGCTGTTCGCGTACGGCGGCTGATGGCTGGAATCAATCAGCGACGCGGGCACGTGGAAGCACGAGCAGACCGTCTCGGTCGTCCACTTCAACTGCTCGATGAGTTGCGAGTCGACGGCGTTGACCGACAGCGCCTTGTATTGCAGGTTGTCGCCGAGCACGGCGACCTTGCCGACGTTCGCGCCGGTATAGTTGCTGTCCCAGTAATCCTTGATGCGCTTGGCGGTTTCGTCGCTGATTTTGGTCGGCGCGAGCAGCAAGCCACCGGGGTTGCTGCCGCTGCTGAAGAACCGCGTCGAGTTGTCCTGAATCTTCAAGCCTTGGAGCGCCGCCGCGCCGCACGCGAAAATCGGCGACACGCCGACGAGCGGGTGAAAGAGCGCGACCATGAGGTCGTGAATGATTTCGGACGCGGGCACGACCGGCGTGCGCGCGAGCTGCGCGACGTCGAGCCCCGCCAGATCGTCGCGCCCGAGCTGGTAGTACACCGCGCCGTCGCGCGTGACGAGCGGCGTGACGCAGGTCGGGTCGAGCACGTAGAGTGCGACCACGACGTTGCGCTCGTCGCGCTGCTTCAGCACGTACGTGTTGCCGTGCACGAGCTTGCTGACGATCCACTGTTCGATGAACTTGACAATCGTCTGGTAGCGGTTCGGCTTGCGCAGGACCGGCGAGAAGGCGGGCGAGCTGGTCTCGGTCCAGATGCCCCGGTCGTCCTGCTGCACGAGCCGCAGGCAGACCTTGCCGATGTCAGACGCGATGAGCGACACGCACGCGAACACGGCCGGATGATTGAGCGCCGTGTCGACGTGGATTTCCTCGTTCTTCTGCCATGCGCCGGTATACGGCTCGCGCACGAGAATCGACGACCAGCCGCCGCCGTTGCCGCCGCTCCCGACGGGTTGAGCCGTCGAGAGCGGCGCAAGGAACGACCGGATCGCGCTGATGACGCCCATGGATTACGCGGGCGGGGTCTCTGGCACGACGCCGCTCGGCGCGGGATACGCCGCCGCCGTCAGATACTTCACGGCGTTCGCGTTCGCCCGCTTCCAGTTGACGAACCGCTCGGCGCGCAGGCCGACGAGGTTGTTCTGCCACAGCGAGACATACACGGTCGTCGCGTCAGCGGGCGACATCGGCGCGCTGTCCATTTGGATCGACGCCTCACGCGAGGCGTCGATGGTCACGCCGCCGTCGTCCGCGTAGAGAATCAGCCCCGGTTGCAGACCGATGACCAATCCGGCAGCGGCTTGTGACGTGACGATCCGAATGCCCTTGAAGTTGCCGCCTTCGATGGTGATGTCGGGAAAGACCGGCGTCCCGTCGTGATGCGCTTGGAACGACAGGGCCAACGCGTTCGCTTGCGACATGATGAACGTCAGTCCCGACATCGGCACGTTCGCCGTCGCGAAGAAATTCATCAGCCCCAAGATGTCGGCGAGCGGCGACGTCGTCGCGGCGGCGGTCGGTGCGCCGTTGGTAATCGACGCCGGGTTGACGCCCGCGACGGCGGCGACGGCCGGGTCGATGAATTGGGAATCGAGGAATTGCGCGATGCCCGCGATCATGTCGGCGCGCACGAGCGCCTCGGCCGACGGGTTACTGAGCCGCACGAGTTCCTCGGTCAGGATGATGATCCCCGCCGCCTTCGCGATGCTGAGCGTGTCGGACCCGAACGCGAGCTTCGTGACCGGCTTCGGCTTCGCTTCCCCGACCCACCCGTACGTGCCGCCCGCCGTCTGACTCGGCACTTTGGTGTTGAACGGCACGTTCCGCAGATTCGGAATCTTGCCGAGAATCGTCGCGGGCCGCAGCAGCTCCAGAAAGTCGTTCGCGATGCCCGTGTTGACGAGCGGCCCGGCCCACGTGGCATCCGTCGTATTGCCCGCCGCGACCGCCGCTTTCAGATAGAGCGCGACCTCGGGCGTCTCGCCGTCCCACCGTTTCGCATACTCGGCAGCTTCGCTGAAGTTGCCTTTACAGACGAGCGTCGCGCACGCCGCGCGGACAAATGCCGTGCCCTTCGGCACGAGCGACTTGACCTGCACGACCGGCACGCCGCCCTGCCGCAGCTCGCCCGCCGCCTTCGTGTCGAGCGCCGGGGTGATCGGGGTTGCGCTGGCGACGGAGAGTTTCTCGGCCGCGCGCAGGCGCACGAGATGCGCGTCGACGCTGGTGACGTCGGCCGTCAGGTCGTCGTATTCCTTGGTCAGCGCGGCGTCGAGCGTGGTGCCCTCGGCCTTGGTCATGATGTCGACGATCCGCGCCGCTTTCGAGGCGCGCGTCGCTTCGAAGGTCTTGATCTGGTCGGGAATCGGGGATTTGTGTTCCATGTCGGCCGCGCCCTTCAGCGCGTGGACGATGCGAGCGGCACCCGAGTCGCCGGGTTGGTCATGGCCTGTCGCGGCCGATTTGATGTTGAGAATCGAGGCGTGCACGTTCGCCGGAACCGTCACGAGCGACAGCTCAGCGACTTCGATGCTGGTCAGGTTGAGCGCGGTGCCGTTCTTCACGACGCGCGCGCCGTCGCCGAGAATGCGGAAGCCAATCGAGACGCCGCGTATCAGCCCCGCTTTGACCGACTGCCACGCCTCGTCGACACGGTCGCGCAGCCGCCCCGGTTCGCTGATGACGGGAATCGACGCCGTGAACGTGACGCCGTCGACCGTCGGCGTGCCGAGCGTGACGACGCCGACCGGTTGCGTCTTGTCGTGATGAAAGAGCAGCGGCAGCGGATTCGTGAACCGCATCCCGGCCGGGTCGACGATATGGCCTTGCCGGTCGAGGTCGGGCGTCGACGCGATGCCGGAAAACTCT